TCTCCTCCTACTTCTACGTCAGCTTGTAGCTCTATAGAAGATCCAAAGTTATTATTTAGAGCTGCTGAAGCTACTCCTGCGCTTAAACTGTCGCCTTGTAGGTATACTTTAGCTAATACTACTTCATCTGTGCTGCCAGTAAAGCTCTTAGATGTTATATTTACTCCAGTTAGAAGTACATCAGAGCCCTCATTGTTTCTAAAAAGTATTACTGCCGATTCACTTCCTGAAGTAAGATTTGCAACTCCTGTCCCTATTTGGAATGATTTTCCTTTAAGAGCTTGAGATTGCTGCTCTGTTTCAAAAATACCTTTTGTTCTGAGGTTATTATCAGCATCAACTTTAACTTTATTTCCTTTACCTGTTCCGTCTTTTATAATAAATTCCATAATATTCCCTTATATTAAATATGCTGTTATAGCTATTTTTATTGTTTGACTCGCATTTGATGTTGGAGGTGTAAAGTTTACGGCAATAGAGTTACCTTTTGCTAGGACTATTGCACTTGCATCAAAAGTAATTACAGTGGGAAAAGATGATCTTGTAGTTGTAGCAAATGTGTCGCCATTTGTTACAGCAGCCCCTTCTATTCCCTTATATACACTAGCTTCTAGCTCTCTACTAGAACTAAAGTTTCTATTTTCTACTATACTAGCATTTGTAGCGTTAGTTATTAAAGTCCCTGTGCTAGGATTTTTTACTATCTTAACTTCACCTTCTCCAGAACCTCCTGTAGATCCTCCTAGTATGACGATAATCTCTTTAATTACTAGATGCTTTTCCTCATTGTTTTTAAGATATATTACTCCACTTTCATTACCTGTAGTTAAAGTAATAGAGCCAGAGTTTATATTATACGATTCGCCATTAAGTGCCGCATTAATTGAAGTGTCTTTAGATACAGCATCAACATGCGCTCGGTTCTCACTATCTACTTTTACTCCGTATTCTTTTCCTGTAGAATCTATTAACTTAAAATCCATAATTACTCCCCACTCGTTTCATAAACAAAAAGTGCAATATGTCCAGTATCTCCAATGTTCTTAGATTTTACTTTTATTGACATTGTATCGCCTTTTTTTAGAATCATAGCATCTTTAAAATCATAATAAACAGATGTATCGCTGCATATTAAATCTAATAGTTTTTGCCTCCCACTTTCATCTATAGTCATTGTAGAGCTTGCATTATAGGCATCTACTGATAAGCTATTATTAGATGCTGCATTAACAGGAAATGCTGTTTGTAAAGATCCTCCTGAAGTATACTCCGTTTTGAATGAAAATTCAAATAAAGCTTGTCCATTATTTGAAGTAAGAGCTACGTCTTCTTTTCCGCAAGAAACAGAATCTATAATTAGAATATCATCTCCTGTATAAGTTATATGAGCCATAACCTCGAAAGTAGTAGCCGATGTTAATACTCTTTTAAAGTGTAGCTGATATGCACTACCTTCTCTAGATATTTTTGAAAATTCTGTTGAATTTACTGAATTTACTAGTAATCTATTTTCAGAATTTACTTTAGCTTTATTGCCTTTACCTGTTCCGTCTTCTATTATCATGATATCTCCTATTCCTTTAATCTTTTTACTATGTTAACACTTAATGATATTACTTCCCCATCAGTAGCAACTCCGCCACCTTCAGTTTTATACCCCCACATTATTGTCTTATTTTTAGATAGTATATTAGTACCGTTCATATTTCTCTGAGAAGACTTTCTACTATCTGCCGGAAAAGAGTGGTATTGTGTTCCGCCAGTATATGTTAAATCTGAACTAGAATCGCTTGCTTTTACCGTTAAATTAAACTGAGAGTTATCTGATCTATTCTTTTGTACAACTGCGCTGCTAGATATATCTGTTCCATTAACTAAAGTAGGATCAAATACTTGAGTAATGATCAAATCACTAGGAGTTAAAGTATGTGGATCGATATAAATTCTAGTTACTTCAAGATCATAGTTTTGATCGTTATTAGTAATAGACATTAATGCTCCAGAATTAGCTGCTGCTAAATGGCACTCAAAATGGACAATAAACGATTCCCCTCTCTGTGCTGCTGCGTTTTCTGAAACAAGAGATTCGCTTTTAACCTCTAGTTGGTTATTTTCATTTACTTTAGCGGAATTATTAGTACCAGTTCCATCTTCTAAAATCATATTATATCACCTTTTTGAAACCGAACGCTACTGCATCAAAAGCATCAACTCCGGTAGTATTATCTTGTATTCTAATAATTAATTGTTCTTTTGATCCTGCTCTTAATCTAACTCCCCAAGGAAGTCCAAACATTTCAGAAAAGTCTAAAACAGGTATATAACCTTCCGAGTTACCAGAAGCATTTGCAATTCTAAGGGCATCATTAGAATTACCAAAACTAGGCTTTCCTTGACATAATCTTAAAAAATCAAAGTTAGTTTTTAAGGCATTTCCTATTATTATTTCTCCGTTATCTAAATCAGAGTATATAAGTTGACAGCCATTAGTAAGACTTGTTATATTCCCAAACTTATCTGCTGTTGCATTTACATCTGCAATTCTTATAGACAATGAATCTATGAACTTGTCCACAGTAGAATCAGCCTTTATAGTAAAATCTACAAATCCTGCAGAAGCATTAACTTTCATATCAGTACTTCCTGTAGAATCTACAAAAAACTCTTGAATAGGTATTAATATCGTCTTATCTTCTGATGATGGTATTCTTTGATCTATTACTTTTAATGCATTGAATTCATTAACTTTAGTTAAATTTCCTAGTCCTGTACCGTCAGCTATATTTACAGTATTGTTAGTTAGCATTACTAATAGTTCTTTTATTTGTCCGAATTCTTCTTTTATTTCGTTTATATCAGATCTTCTTAAAGTTACAGGTAAGTCGAAATTATCTGGTATATTAGTTATGATAGGATTTTCTGCGCTACCTAGTCCAGTTGTTCCAGAAGTAATTTCTATTTGAGAAGGGAAAAATCCTTTTATTAAATCTGTACCATCAGATATACCTAAATCTACACTTCCATCATTTACGACGACATTTCCTGATCCTATTTCAGTTACAATGTTATCTGAAGCTGCCCAAAGTAAATAGTCTGTAGTAGGTATCGTATATGTTACAGGACTTGCAGGTATAGTGGTACCTGTATCTGCTATTGCTATTGAACTTCCTGTAGTATTTTTTAGTATCTTGCTCATTTAGTCAGTTCCTTGTAACTCTAATCCGCCTACTGCATTCTTTGCAGAACCGTTTATTATTCTCATTGCTAATTGTTTTGCTGTTGCAACACTCCAATTAACTGTAAATTCACCACCTGTAGATGATATTATACTAACTACACCTAAAGATGTCAAGTTAATCCCGTTTCCATCGTGAGAAAGTACTTCTATATCAAATGTTGATGCATTTTGAACCGAGATAAAAACTCTAGTTACTGTTGCATTATTTATATAAACATATCTTCCAGATATATTAGAAGGAACTCCTTCACATTCTAGATATGCATTAGGGGCTACATTCCCCCCTTTACCATACCCAAATCCGGGAGCTGCTGACGTAGCTACTAATTGAACTATTTCATCAATAGCCTCTTTAGTATCTTCAGCTATAAGACCAGAATCTGTGTTATCATATGGTACTTGAGTAGCTACTGGTGTAAATTCATCCCTTTTACTCATTAGGCTCTCTCCGCTATTCTTACAATAACCGAGCTACTTACAGATAATATAAAAACTTTCTGTGAAGATGCTGCTTCATATGATTCTTTAGCATTTTTATATTGTATAAAACCTTTTGTACTAACGTCAGAACTACTAGGAGTTTCACCATCGTCTGCAAAATACACGTAAAATTTTCCGTCCCCTTGCATAGTGATAACTTTTCTCTCTTCTAAGGCTTCTGTAGAGCTTTTTACTTCAACAGGAGTAGAATTGTTTATAGTTACAACGAATGGCTTAGAAGGTCCGTCTAGAGCCTCTATCATATTATTCCTCGTCTTTTGGTTCTATAACTTCTTTTAATTCTAAAATATTACTATCTATTTTAGGTAATAGTTCTTGTTGCATATAAGATAATAATTTAAAATATCCTATAACTTCTTGAGTGTTTACTTTAAACTCAGCTTTGCTTGATACAAAGTTTAAAAACTCAACTACTTTTTTCTTGTCGTCTTCATTAAAATTGTTACTGTTCATAATAAATTCCTTTTTATTTTATATAATAGCATGTTTATAAGAGGGGTGTCAACCCCTCCTTTTACTAAAAATTAACTTAATTCTAATGTTCTAAGTTCAGGAAGTGCTCCTGTTGATCCTACAAATTCAATATCTACTGCTGCTCCAGCTCTTAACATAATAGAAGCTTTTGGAGAAAGAGGATATCCGTTAGAGGCTGTTACACCAGATTGACCAACGTAAACTCTCTTATTATCCATGTTCATAATATGTAAGTACTTTCTAGAAGCTAGCGGAGAAGCTACAACATCTTGTGCTGTACCTGCTACACTTAAAACATTTGCTGCTGAAGCAATTGCTGCATTAGCAAGAGCTGCATCAGAAGTCTCAAGAGCATTTACAATATTAACGTCAAGTGCTTGTTTCCCACCTTCTAAAGTAGAAGTAAGAGCTGTTCCTGCTCCGTCATACATGAAAGATTGGATTGAGTCAGAAGCTGCTGTAATGTCACGAATGTCTAAATCAACAGCGTCTACAGTAATCGAGTTACCGCCGTCAGCAATGTTAACGTCATTTGTGATACTTGTTACAGTTCCTATATCCCAAACACCACCTTGGTGAGAAGTCACAGAATCACTTAAGTAATCCAAGTCTCTTATGTCAAGATTTGCTGCCGTTACTACAATAGAATCATTAATAAGGTTTACATCTAGACCAATATCAAGTCCATTTGTAGTTGACGTAAAAAAGTCTGTTCCGTCTCCTAATCTAATTGAGTCATCAATATGAGATAAGTCTACAGCTATACTTATAGGACTCTTAAGGTTTACATCTAATGCTCCTGATGTTGATGTGATAGCATCTCCGTTACCATCTCTAATAGCAGCATCTACAGCTAATCGATCTACTAAATTACCATCCACTACGGTATCAATTACTTTTCCATCTGATCCTCGTACGTAAGCTCCTACACTGTCGCTATGTGAAATTGATTCAGCATCTGTAGTGTCAAAAACTAATTGTTCTTTCATAAGTACCCTCCTAAAGGTTCATGCTACTTATTAGCATGTTATTTCCAAGTGACTATTTCCATAGTCATATTATTTTTTGTTGTTGTAAAATATATAGTATTTGTGCCGCTTTCTAAAACTAAATTTTCTTCTTCATACACAACACCTCTATTTTTTGTTATGTAAGGACCGTTAGACACATATGATATTGTATATCTTGCTCCATGATCTCTTACATTTATTTGAAATCTTTTAGTGTCAATAGGGAGAGATATGCTATATTCTTCTCCTGCTACTGGCATAGCAACATTAATTATACTAGGATCTTTCCCTATTAAGGAATCTAAATTTACAGATATGTTATCTGCATTAACAGTAACTTCATCTCTCTCTACATCAAAACTAGCCGTATATGGATTGTATAATAATCCTTTTAACTTATTTCCGTTATATATAGGACTTCCGTCAACGTCATACTGTAATTCTACTCCTCCTACATAAAAACTTTCACCTGCATTTTTAGCATCTGCTAGAAACCCAGTAGATCCTACGTTTACTAGTTCAGCTTCTCCAAATTGGTAATACTCTAAATCTACATAACTAGATAATAAATTATTACCTATTACAGAAAATTCAGGTAAATTTCCAATTGCTTTCTTAGAAGCAAAAGATACTACAGAAGCAGCATCATTTAAAGAGAGATTGATACTGTATTCTACGTCTCCAATTCCGGGAGCTGTTCCTATACCTTCTACGGTATAGTAAAATACATGTGTTTTTTTAGATATATATTCTTGTAAAGTAAAATATGTTCCAGCTAGGTCTCCATTATTATCAGCTCTAAAGTTTATTCTATGTCTTGCAGGGTAAGTCGCTTGGTAGTATTCTACTTTTGTAGGTCTATCTTCGCTATCTAGTTCTTGAACAAAATGTGTATAAGCGTCGGATAATATAGTAGTCGTAGCATATTGTCTATATGCCGATTTCAACTCTGAAAAAGCTGCTTTATCCGTTTGACTTCCATCAAGCTGAGTTTGCTTAACATTCCTAAAGTCTAATTTGTTATTTACTTTGTTAAAGCTCATTAAAATCCTTTTACACTATGCTAGTAGTAATAGCTCTGTATGATATGTTTCCTGATACGAAACCTGTATACGCTCCTGAGCTATATGTTATTTGTCCGTTATTGTCTATATTAAAATCTATAAATGAATCGTCTCCCACTGAAGATTGACTAATTTCCCAACTAGTACCTTTATTTATTCCTTCTATTCTAACTTGCTCAAATACATCTGTAGTAGCATCTATGTTGATTGATATTAATGCACTAAAAGATCTAACTTCTAGGCTGTTAAAAGCTAATCCAGAAACGATTGTGTCTGTTTGCGATTCTAGTATTTGATCTGAAGATTCTGATATGTCTCCATTACTTGATCCTAAACCTAATACATCACCTATTTTTATTTTTTTATGTTCATCTACACTTGCATCATACATAACCATAAAGTCTGAAAGGTTATCTATTTCTGTTTGCTCATCTAGCTCTTGTACAGCTAATGATATTAGAAGATCGTTTTGTAAACTACCTCCTCCTTGTAAACCATCTGTAGTTATAATCGACGACTTAGAGTTGTCAACATATGATTTAGTTGCTGCATCTTGATTATCTATAGGGTCTGCTAAAAAAGTTATTCTTTGATTATTCATGTTGATGTCATAACGTAAATCTATTCCAAATTCACTCATTATAGCTATAGTATTATCGTTAGTATCATTTATAACTACATCATTTCCTGTTATAAAAACGTTACCTCTAGATCCTCCATTTACAGTACTTCCTGAAAATACATAAACATCTCCACTTCTTCCACCTTGCACTCTACCTGAACTTAATGCTGCATATCCAGAATCTCCTGAATTTAATGGATCTACTATTTGACCAGACCCTGACCAATAATTACCAGACGAGAATAATTGGTCTCCAAAAACATTACCAGATATTATACTAAGTCCTCCAGAACTCTCATTTCTAGTTGAACCTGAAAATATTGTTAATGGACCAGAAGCTTCTCCAAATATAAGTTCTTTACCTCTTATTACTACAGGAGTTCCTACTCCTTTTGCAAAAGTTATATCAGAAGGGAAGTTGTACTGTCCTGTCGCTAGGTTTGGTTGTAAATTATCTAAGGTTATGTTAGCTTTATCATCACCTAAAGATACTATAAAAGAATCTAATTGAGTGATAGCTCCTTGTACGTTGTCTTCTGATATGTTAGTTCCAGTTGGGTCATATTCTATTGTTTTGTTAAATAAGCTTTGTGTATGAGTTGATGTGATAATTTCACTTTCATCACCTATCTCACCTACTGACATCTTAGATGCTAGAGATGAGTCGTATCCTAAAATGACATCTGTTGCATCAGTCATTTCAATTCTAATACCTGATTGTTGAGTATTAGCTGTGCTTTGTGTTCCATTCTTGTTAACTGTTATATTAGCATCTGCTACTTCTAGTATATCTGTATCTATATATGTTAAAGTTCCTTGTACTGTTAAGTTTCCGGGAATTGTTATGTTATCTGAGTCATCAATTATAACCCCAGAGTTCTTTATTTGCCCTTCTGTGCCATCAAACCTAGTAACTGCGTTGTCTGTGCTAGATACTGCAGTAACCTTCAAATTCAGCTCTTCTTGAACCTTCTGTGAAGACCATAAAGAGTCATTAGCAGTAGCTAAATCGTTCACAGGTCTATGTTCATTTACATCATAATTTAATAATGAGTTATGGTCTATCTCAGTTTCATCTACATCTATTATTAATCTTTCTATAAGTCCCGGATCTTCAACAGTAACTATTACTTTAGGAGAAGCCGCTCCAACTTTTTGTTCTAAAAACTCATGTTGTTTATCATCTATAGACACTTTAAGTTTTTTATCGTCTACTCCGGCTCCTGCTGATAGGTTAACCGTTCTGTAAGTATTTGCCATTTTGTTCCCCTATTAGTGTCTACGTTTAGCTGTCCAAAGTATTCTTTGAACGTCTATGCTTCCTGAAACTACTTCAATCTTTATTCTTAAGTATCTTGTACCTGTTCCAAATATATCTACAATGTCTGAACCTTCTGGATCAGTTATAGTCTGCTCTGAGTCTATCACAGTAGAATATGCTAGTCCATCGTTACTAACTTCTAGAAATATCTTCATTTCTACGTTAGATCCGTTATTATATATTGTTTGAATTGAACATTCTTCTTCTCGATTAGAGATATCAATAGCATCTGTAACAAATGTTGTGTTTATTGTAGTTGGAGTGTCTATTAACTCCTTTACAAGGATCGAATCTAATACATTACTCATTTTTTAACTCCGTTTATTTTCTTCTTTATAGTATCTGTTATATGTTCTACTACATTAGATGCCATAAAAGCACTCACTGTAGCAGATATTAATTCTGTCATTTCTTTTCCATTTATCAATTCACATAACCTAAATGATATTGCTATTATTATAGTGATTATAATTATTATAAATTTTCTTTTTCCTTTAAGCATATTAATCCAAGTATTTTGTAAATTTGTTTATTATCTTATCGCTTCTTCCACCATCCATAAATTCTTCTGGGTAGTTTCTTCTAAGCCAGTGTTCAAATTCTTCAAGCTTTATTATATCACTAGGTCCAAATGTTTTTTCTATTTCCCTAAGATAATCTCTATATTGTAAAAAGTATTTTCTATGTTTTTGATCTACTTTTACATCTGATACAAATAACCAGTTTGTTTTATTTAATATATCATCTCTTTCGTGTAAAATAGAAGCTATTCTATTTTCTCTTGTTTCTTTATCAAATTTAGTTATCTCAACTGTATAATCCGCTTCTGATTTTTGCTTATATAATGTAACTCCCATAGGACCTTCTACTTTTTCTAATAAAGTATATCCTTTTATTATAGTAGGAGTGCTTATAATAAGTTCATCTTTTCCTTTTAACTTATGATCACTTACCCAATTTTCTGCAGATTCTAAATCTTTAAAAAACCCTTTTAGTATTGATTTGTCTTTTCTTGTTATTATTACAGTTATCATATTTTACTTATAGTTAAAGTGTTTTTACTACTGTCTGCACTTATATATCCTTCTCTTGTTGTTTTGCAATATAATTCTATTTTATCTCCGTATTTTAAAGGTAAAAAAGAAGTGATATTTCCCGGATACTCACTAAAATCTATAGATCCAGTTTTTATTTCTCTACTTTGTTCTATATTACCATTTACTATAATCTGTATTTCCACTCCATCACTTGTTTTTTCAGGTTTCATCCATACTGAACACGATGCATTTATTATATGAGATCCAGTGTAATCTACTGTATATGTTCCGTTTTTATTATATAGTATACAATTACCTTCTTCGTATATTAATTTATTATTTGATGAATATCCTCCTAAAGTCTTAAGTATCATAATTTTTATAAATATCCTTTTAAATTATGTTAATATAAAATATAAGTCGCTATTAGCGTCTACAGGGTTAGGAAAGCTAAACATTCTACCTGTTATTACGTTTGAGTTGTTATAAGCTGCTGTAATACTAATTAAGTTATCAGAAGGACCTCCATTTTCAAGCTCGAAATAGTATACCTTTAAAGGGTCTAACTCAATACTATTAAAAACGAAAGTTTCATCAAACGCTGTTGTCTGTAAAGTTGAAGAGTCTTTAGTAGCAATTCCTATTTGTGTTGCTAAAGATACACCATTTTGACTATCTAATGATACTGCTTCATAAAGTGACAAAGTTAATGTACTTGTAGGTATTCCTGATTTAGCTAGTTTTAAAGTTATATTATTTAGTATAGAAATTTCTGGTACTTCAAAAGTTTGAGCTACATAATTAGATTGTCCTTGTATTAAAGTAGCTGTACTATTATGGATTAGCTGTGATAAAGATACATTAGGAATAGTTGAATTGTCAATAGTAACTGATGATCCATCTGTAGTTGCTGTTAGTGTTACACCTGAAACTGCTGATGCATTTTGATAGTCTATAGAAAAAGAGACTACTCCATCTGGTTCTGATCCTGTTACTACATAATTAGCTGACCAGTTTGTACCAGATCCTGCTGGAGTTGCAGACTGTCCTGCTATAGTTGCTGATATGTTTATTAAAGGTTCACTTCCTTGAAAACTGACTGTTATAGTATCTCCTGTCACGGCTATACTAGGGTCAACATTGGTAGAAGAAATAGAAGCAAAGGTTATAGTAGGAGCTATAACTACAGGTACTATAGTAATATCAAAATGACTAACGTCTAATTCATCTCTACAATATAATACTTCTCCATTATCTAAATCTCTAATCATTACTGTTTGAACTTGCCAAACATCTCTAGCTGTGCTTGAAGGATTAAAACTAGCTATTGGAAATGCTCCATCTCTAGGATCAAACTCTAAGTGATTTATTTGTTCACCTTCAGTTTTGTATGTTACAAGTACTTGTGTCCATCTACTTAATTGATGAAAGTATGAATCTTTATTTGATATAACATCAGCCCATAATAAATCTCTATCTAAAGTGATAAAATTATCTTGACCTTTAGTTATATTTATAGGCTTGTTTAATATTCCTGTTAACATTATATATCCTTTTTATTACGTTAAATCTAAATCAAAATATGCTGTATCCAGCTCGTCTCTATCATAAAAAATTGATCCACCATCTTTGTCTACTATTGTAACAGCTTGTGCTTGCCATATATTCCTAGCTTCTGAAGATACTGTAAAGTTAGCTTTTGGTTGTGCATTTGATGCAAAAAATTCCAATTGTTCTGACTGACCCCCTTGGTCTGTCTCGTACGTTACTATAATCTTATCCCATACATTAGTATTATGAAAGTAAGAATCTTTATTAGTAATTATATCTGCTTCTAAGACAGATAGGTTTAGCTCAAATTCATTTGCTACGCCTTTTATTACTGCTGGGAATGTTATAAATATGCCTGTTAACATTATTTTCCTTATAGGTTATTAAATTTTTTCTATCTTATCATTACTCATATATGAAAAACCTGAAAAACTAATACTAGGAGTTTCTTTAACTCCTATTGTTATAGATCCTGTTGTATTTAATAAAGAATCTGAACCTACTGCAGAAAAATAAGTATTAAATACTAGCTGATTAAATGTAATTCCTCCTGTTCCAGATATAGGATCATTTCCTGTTCCGAAATTACCATTAATTCCTATCCAGTTTTTATTCACGTTAGCAAGATTATTATGTTCAAAAAGTAAGCTAATTACATCTCCAGCTTGTAATGGTGTTGCAACTCCTGTATTGGACCGAATTTTTTCAACAACTGATAAATTTTCTGCATATCCATGATAGGATCCATCAGATAATAAACTAACAGACCGATCAAAACCTGAAAAAGGGTTTATAATATTAGGATCTCCTTCTGAAGAACTTGAGAAGACATTGAGAGGATCTGTGGAATTTAAATCTCGTAAGTAAGAAACACTTAATACTTCTTCACCCATTCCATTAGCTCCTGTTATAGATTCTATAGTAAATTCTATAAACCATTTTTCTGTACTACTATTTGCATCTACTAATCTTTTCACACCTAAATAAGACCTTTCTCTATCTGATCCAAAAACTTGAGAATTAAGACCGACATTAGAAATTACGGTTGAAGGGGATTTTTTATTTGTACTGAAAAAAACATTTAACTCATCTGTTAAAGAAACAATAGATGCATCTGTAGTACCACCTAGAGATATAGTAGGAGAAACTCCACTTTCTTCAATCACTCGTATGTCCAAAGGTATTGGTCCTAAAGGAAAACTAGCAGCTTGAGTCGGATTTATAGTTGCACTTGCTGACCAGTGTCTACCTGCTCCAAACTCTCCTCCAATATCAACAGCCTGAAAAAAATTAAAACTAAAAAGTTTTATCTGAGCAAAATCTACTGGTTTAGTTGTAGTAAAATCTACTGTTATTGTATCAAGTGCTTTAACTATTTCTGAATCATTGTTGTCTGAATATATTGTTGCATTTAATAATGCAGGAGCTAAATTTGGTTCTGAGTAAGTAACACTAGTTCCATCAGTAGTAGAGCTAACTTGTACTCCAGAATTTAATGAACTATCTTGAAAATTTATAACAAAAGGTACAGATCCTACAGTATCTCCTAAAGATGTAGTATAAGAAAGTTCCCAATTGTTTCCACTGATATTACTAACGGTTGCTACATTTCCTAATATAGAACCTGTTACATTTTGTATTGTCTCGCTAGAAGTAAAAGATACTGTTATTATATCTCCTGCTTGAGCTGATGCTGGATCAAAATTATCACTTGCAATAGATACAGGAGATAATGTAGGTAAAATAGTATCTATCAATACTTGACTTCCGTCAGTAACACTTGTCACTTGTGTTTGAGATATACCAAATTGATCTTCATAGTTTATTGTAAAAGTAGCTGTGTTTTGTGCTTCTGTTGCTGTTAATGTATAAGATGCTGTCCAATTGTTTAAACTAACATTATTCACTGTAGCTGTTTTACCTATTATAGTAGATGTTACATTTTGTATTGTATCACTTGCTGTGAAAGATACTGTTATTGTATCTCCTTCTACTGCTATAGTGCTATCTATGTTATTACTTGCAATTGATACTGGAGATAGAGATCCTTGGTTGTATTCTATGTTTGTAGAAGAACCATCTGTAGTGTTTGTTACTGTTACACCTTGTTGTCCTAGGATATCCTGAAAGTCTATTGTAAAGCTTACGTTTCCTGCTGGTTCTATTCCTGTTAACATATAGTCTGCTTGCCAACTAGTACCTGATCCAGTTACAACTGCTGTTTGTCCTGCTATAGTTGCTGATACATTTTGTAATGATTCTAAAGAAGTAAATAATAAAGTTATTACTTCGCTGTTATTCACGTTTGCTATAACAGGAGATATGTTTACTAAATTTAGAGTAGGAACTCCTTCTAATGGAGGAGGTAATGCTGTAAAGTCAAGACTAGCAAAATCTAAGTCTTCTCTTTCTAATCTTAAATAACCTCTATCGAAGTCTTGTATGAATAATGCTTGTATTTCCCAATCGCTTCTTGCTACGTCTGTTATTTCAAATAATCCTGTAGTCTGTGATTCTGCTATTTCAAACTCAACATTCTCTATTTGGTTTGATCCAACAGCTTTATAGACTATAAATACCGTTTGCCAATTTGATTGATCATTAAAGTAAGGATTTACACTTACTTTTGGATGTAATAACAACTCAGATACAGATACTGCGTATACGTTTTCAAAGTTCTTATAAACATTTGTTGGTTTTGTTATTATAGCCATTTATATCCTATTATTTTGTAAATCTTTTTATATATGTTACTATATTTCCTTCATAGTTGGCTGTTGGTACATCTGTTGATGTATACCTAACTTGACCAGTTGAAGAGTCTATAGAAAATACTACTCCTGAAGGATTTCCAATTAAATTGTCTTCTATATTAGATATAGACCAAACAAGATTAGGTCTTCCTATAAAAAGTCTTCCCATTGCAATTGATTCAAAAGTTCCTGCAGCTTGATCTCTTCTATAAATAGAATAATCTATTAATGCAGACCTAGTTATACTTGAGTCAAATATTATTCCGGGCAAATCTACTTCTACTGGTTCATTTTGTCCTATAGTGTTTTTTAATGAATCTAAAGATGCAACTGATGAATCTAAAGATGTAACTGATGAATCTAATTCATCTAAAGCAGATTTAACATCATTTGAAGTTAGTGATGAATTAGAGTTATTATAATCTGTCTCTGTAGCCGAACTTGTTCTTTTAAATAAAAATCCTGTTAAAGTACTAGCATCTCTATCAAATGAACATCTATCCATAGTGTAAGCTGCATTCTCTATCCTAAATGTACCATAATTTACATTAGAAGGATCGAATGTAGTAATATTTTCTAAAGTTATTATTTCAAATTGACTTCCAGCAGCTTGACTTGAAAGACAATGTCCACTCCCATCTCTTGAAAAATCTGATATATTTCTAAGGTATACAGAACCTCCATTATGTTCTATAGATCCCATACCGTGACAATTTACCGCTCTAAATATTTGAGATGATTTTACTGTTATAGTAGTTTCTTTTGCATTACATTCTTCTAAAAGAGTTATATTTCCTTGTACTCCTGTAAATCCAGCAGTAGTTGAGGAAATCTTTCCTCTTACAATACAGCCTTTAAATTTTACAGCTCCTCCTAGAGTTCCAGAAACTATACAATCTTGAGTTAGTATACTATTTTCTACAATACAATCTTGTATAATATGTCCAGAACCATTAGTATTATTTGCTGATGTAGTACCTCTTGCAAAAAGTATAGTAGGACTTACAGTACTTTGAGATATCTTAAGATTTTTTAATTTATTATCTTGTGATTCTGTAAAATCTACAGTTCCTAATATAGTAGTTTTTCTTTTATCTGATCCTATTATAATAGTATTAAAAACTCCTGTCAACACTAAGTTTTCAGAGTAAGTTCCGCTTTCTACATTTATACAATACTCGTCTGTAGTAGCTCCTTGAGCTGTATTTACTACGTCTATAGCATGTTGTATAGTAAGGAAAGGGTTTATCATATCACCAGTAGTGCTTAAATCGTCTCCAGTTTGACTACTTACATAATAAGTTCTTTCTGCTGGAACATTTAAAGATTCTATTTTTATATCTAAAGAATCCACTGCTGCTTGTACGTCAGTATCACTTAAAGCTGAAGATGCTGGATCGTAAGAAGTAGCTAAGGCTGTAGATCCTAATCCAGCTAATGTATTTAATTCGTCTATTGCAGACTTAACATCTAATGATGCTAATCCTGAATCTGTGTTATCATATGCTATGTCTTGAGATCTTTGACCTCTTGTTAATCTTAATCCTGTAATAGTGTCAACTAAAGGATCTCTTGAACATGCATTAAGTATGTATCCACAAGCTTGGATATTTATTTCACCGTAATTATTTACAGATAAATCATATGTACTAACATCTTCTAAATATAGTAAATTTGTTGCTGAAAAAGGAGCAGTACTATCAATGCATGACGTTCCTGATCTTTGTATTGCATGTATATCTTTTAATGCTATTATTCCTGAATTGTGAGTAATATGTCCTATTGAATAACAATCAACTGCTGTTAGTATAGCATTGCTTACTATTATAGGAGAGTTATCTGCTGTACATTCTATTAAAGTAACTGAAGTTGTTCCTAAGAAGTTAGTCTGTGTTATATCTAAAATTCCTGTAAATGTTGTTTCTCTAAATATATTAAAGCTAGTAACACCGTCTCTTATCTCTAAAGCTTTTTGTCCGGCTGAATCGTTTTCAATTAGACAAGATTCAAAATAATGTCTACCTCCTGTAGTAACAAGACCATTAGAAGGGGTTGTGCGATCTATAATAACAGTAGGAGTTGTGCTAGATTGATTTATTCTAAAGTTTTTAAATTTTATATTTTCTGAATTTGTTAAATCTACAGTTCCTTGTATCCAACAATTTTGAGAATCTGTAATACCTTTTCCTATAATCATAGCATTATAGGCTCCGTCAAGAACTAGATTTTCTGAATATATTCCAAAATCTACGTTTATAACATATGATGATCCACTTGGTTGAAGAAGTACTGCCTCATTTATTGCTTTTTGTATAGTAGCAAATGGTTTTAGTAAACTACCTTGATTTGCATCATCTCCCGAAGCTTGACACACATAGTAAGATCTTAGAGCTTGTACGTCTTTTTCAACTATATCTAAATTTAGTTGTTCTATTGCAGCTTGTACATTTGATGATCCTAATTGAGAAATTGTATCGTCGTATACAATATCTATAGCATCTCCAGACACTGCAGAAGATTTAATTTCATCTAAAGCTGCTTGAACATTTGTAGATAATAGTCCTGAAGCTGTATTATCATATGATATTAATTCTGACTCATGTTTTACGTCACTTCCATATAAATGATCATTAAAATCAGATTCAACACCTTTGGCTCTAGAAGCTAGTTCATCTAAACTAGGTGCTACATGTGTTTGAGGATTTTGCCAATCTGTTTGATCATTTTGTGTATATGTTACCGCTGAAGCATCTGAAACTATACCTCCTGTAGCATTGTCAACATAATCCTTTACAGCTTTTTGTGAAGGTATTCTAGTGTCAGAGTCTGCTGATAATAAAACATCTGTATCTACTACATCTGCTTTAAAATTATCTACTTCTATGTTTGAAATATTTGCTGTGTCTGCGTCTACAACAATAGTGTTATCCGCAGAATTAATTGTTTTATTTTCTAATGTTTGGGTGTCAGTTGTCCCTACTATTTTTCCTGTAACTCCGTGAGTTTCTTTGTCTGACATATGAAAGATTAAATCAGAACTACTTGCTGATGAAGCTCCTCCTACATAATCTTTAATAGCTTGTGCTCCAGCTATTTGAGTATTATCTACAGTCTGTGTAAGATCTGTTACAAGATCCCCTAAACTGCCAGCATCTATGTTTATTATATTATTTTTAAGTCCATCTATAGTTTTATTTTGTAGTTCTTGATCCTGTTCATTTGTAGTAACTGTCTGTTCTACTCCCCCTAGGTTTACCTTCAGTTGTTCATCTTCTGATGCGTTACGCATCTCTCCATCTATGAGGGTAACTTCATCTGAAGCTTTTAACCTAATACCTTTTACAAATTTTCTTCTTTTAACAGTCATTATAATTCTCCTTAAATCCCCTTTCGGTTCCTAGCATACGCCAGCTTCTAAGTTATAGTAAATCTTCATCTATTAGTGCTTTTGCACTGTATTTAATTCTTAAGTCTATTGTGTTAGCTACATTTAGTGATCTAAATCTAAATTTACCTTGTTCTACTGAAAACTCTACTTCTGTGTCATTTCCAACAAAGTCACTAGATATAGCAAAACTAGTACCATTATAAGCACCTTCTATAGTAAAAGACTCTACATCTCTTGGAACTAGTGGATTTGAATTTGGATCGTATTCTCTAGTAATGATGCCAGATATAGTTACTTTTTGTACAAAAGTAAGATCAAACTGTAAGCCTGTAATAAAGCCTACTGTATAGTTGGAAAAAGGATCTCCGTTTTCTGGAGTACCATCTAATTTAGTCTCTCTAGTTGATATATCTCCGGGACCAGAGATTTCTTTAAGGACATCGGTTACGGCTTCAGCCCATCCTGTAGCCTCTTCTGCGTAGTTAGAACTACCATTTATAGGGTAGTCAAATTCTTCGTTAACTACTTGTAATTTTTTAGTTGCCATTATAACCCCTCATATATATAGTTGTTAAATTTTAAGGTTATATATATATATATTTTTGATATTATAGTAATTTTAAGTACTTATTTTATTGGGAATGGTGGATCTGGATTATACACTATTGCCTCCTAGATAAAAAAAAACCCGGCATTGCACCGGGTTCTTTTTTTGATTTGATTTTATGCTACTGTGATATTTTTAAGTACACAAAGAGAAGCTGGTCTAGCTGTAAATAAAGCTTGATCAGTATAACATCTCATTTCTATACCATGCTTGTTTTCAAGTAACTCTAGGTATTCTTCACCGTCTGGTCTCTTGAAAGTAACTTCTTCAGATCCAATTCTCTTAAGATCTTTTTCACAAATTAAGTAAGAGAATCCTTCTTTTACAAAAGTTGATGCGATTACTTTAATATTTCCGTTTTGTCCGTGGAATGTAATTTCTCTTGTACCAGCTTCTTGCTTAGCAGGAGAATAAGAGCTGTCATAGCTTCTTTTAGCGTCAATTTCAGTTAATAGTGAGTTCCATTGTTTAGGGTTAACATAACAAGAAACTTCTTCTTCCATTAGACCTTTTTCAACCATTGCAGCGATACCTTCTTCGATTTTAGCGAAAGATAAAACTACTGGAGTTGCGTCAGTACCAACTTCAACGATAGAACCTTGAAAAAGAGGCTCAGTTGCGTTACTAATACCAAAAAGGTTGCTAGTTTCAGTACTAATTCCGTGTACTCCTAAGAATTCATTCTTACCTGTATCTGTAGCTGCTCCTCTAAAGTAGATAACATCGTTTTCAGCGATTTCTGCAGCACCAAGTACTCCTGCCGCTTTTTTCAATGAAACACTTCTATCTTTTAGAGAGTATCCTTCTACTTCGTATGTAGCAACGATTGTCCCTGCTCTAAATACGTCTACTTCTGATCCAGTTGTACCGTTCCAGATTCCTGCTGCCCATTCTGATGCTTGGATTTTAACTGCTTCTGAAGCAGCTCCACCAACAATGTCAGTAGAAACAATACCAATTCCAGATTGTCCGTAAAACATTTGAACTTCAAGTCTGTGGTAAACTGATTTAAGCATGTTTCCAACCATAAGGTCCATTGCTTTTTCGATTGCTTGTTTGTCAGAACCTGATCTAGATAAAGCACCGATAGAGATAGCAGATCTTAATACTAATTCTCTAGCTTTGATTGAAGCTTTTCTCATTTTAAATTCTTTAACATCATTAAGGTCAAAAAGAGATCCCTCTTCTCCACCGTATGTAAATCCTGATTCTAAAGATAGGATAACTGGTTCATTGTAGCTATCTCCTACTTTCTTAGATGTGTCAAATTTTACTGCATTGTAAAGTTTAACATGATCAGGAACTAATTCCTTTACTGAATCTGCATATCTTTCTTTGAAAAGACCGTTCAGCGTTGATACTTCGTTTGCCATTTTATAACTCCTTAAAATTACATAAATTGTGAGGATCTTATGATCCATGTGTTAAAATAATACGATTTTGTCACACTTTTCACTTGACAATCTTGGTCTTAATTGGTATTCTTTACTACAGAGCCTCAATCCTTTCGGGTATGAAGATGGTTCAAAAAGCCGACATAAGCCTACTATTGTAAGCTAGAGGGACTTCCTCATTAATATAGTTGTTAAATTTAATAAACAACTTAATTATTTAATTTAAAAAAATACATTATTTCAAATAATACAAGTACTTACATACCCATAAAATCTTTAATAGTTCTTCTTTTTAATTCTTTTTCTTCTTTCTTTTCAGGAACAGAGTTGTGCTTTATATTACTAATGTTCTTTACTTGTTTACCTGCTTGTTCTATTCTCTCTTCTCTAAGTGAATTTAAAACATCATCTCCTAGTAAAGCCTTTAATGCAGATTTTGATTTTAATGATCCTGCTATTGATCTAAACTTAGTTTGAAGTTCAGCTTTTACAGTAGGTATTACATCTTTTGCACTAACATCTTCCCATCCATTTTGCATAGCCCATAGCATATTATCTGCTACCATGGCAATTACTTCTGGATTTGCTGGAAGTTCTGTATCTCCTTCCAAAGCTGATAATATATCTGTCTCAAGTTCTTTTTCAACAGATGCCATTTCAGCTTCTCTAATTCTATCTTCATATTCTTTCTTTAATTGGTCTCTTTCTTCTTTCATTTTTTGATATTCAGAAGATCTTTTTTCTGATTCAATTTCTTCTGGAGACTTAGCATTTTGTGCTAAATGATTTTCAATAACTTTAGCGGCAAATTCAACAGGATCAATATCTAACTCTTGAAGTACTGATGCTGTGTCATTTTTTAATCTATGAATATCATTTTTAAAAGCTTTTTCAAGTTCTGCACTACGTTGCATAGCCTGACGACCAGCTAATGCCATTTGGAATTCTTTTTGAAGACCTTCTTCATCATTAAGATCCACTTGTCTCTTATATTCTTTTCCATTAACCTTTAGAGTAAATTCTCTAACCATATTTAATACTTCTTTTTCAGATGCACCTTCTTCTATGGCTTGTTCAATTTCTTCTTTAAGTTCTCCTTCAGTTTCTGCTTGAACGCCTTCTGAATCCGTAGACTCGCTTAGTTCTTGGGATTCTTCTGATTGATCTTCTTCAACAGATTCTACAGTAGTGTCTTCTTCAACAGTCTCAACTGCTTCAATTTCTTCGCTCATTTAATTCTCCTTTACTAATTTTTATATAGTAAAATACTCCGTCATTATGATAGGAGTTTATTTGTTTTCTTCTTTATGTTGATTATGTCCTTTATCACAAATACCAAAAGTTCTATCTCTTGATTCTCTAGATAAATCTATACCAAAAGATTCTAATTTTGATCTAGCTGTTCTTTTTAATACGTTTAAGTTTGTATATTTTTTGCTTTTAAAAGTAAATTCTTTATTTCTTTCGTTTCTTATTCCAAATTGCATATTTTCTAAGTCTAGAACTATTTTATATCTAGCTCCTGTTATTTTTGAAACATATGAATTTATAGATAATGAACAATTATCTTTAGTAGGATGTTTTTTATATCTGATTCTGTTCCCAGACATTAATTACCTCCTGAATTCTTTGCCATTAAATCTGCTGGACTAGTAGGTTGAGGTGGTAATGTACCATCATTTACTCCTGCTGGTGTTGGAAGGTTTGGTTGGTTTTGTTGAGGATTATTTACACCCATATTTTGAGATGGACCTCCATTTGGCATATTTACTCCTGCTGGTTGTTGAGGAGATGGTGCATTGCCCATAGGTCCTCCAGCTTGTTGAGGAGGTGGTGCTAAAGGTTGTTCTCCAATGATTGATAATATGTTTGGATCAGTTGTCTGTAACAAGTTTATATGTTCTTGAATATGATCTAAAACTGTTTGAACTAGTTCTGGATCCTTTCTTAACATGTAATCAGATAATACAGATCTATGTTCTTTGATGTGAAGAGAATGATGATCAGAGAATATAGCAACAACTTCTTCTCCTCTGACTATTGCTTCATTTTCACCTTTAATAGTCATCATTTCATCCATCTTACCTTCAGTAAAATAATCTAGATTACCAGTATTCATAACCATTAAATATTTTTCAGGACTATCTATAAGTCCCATTTGTAATAAGTTTTCTGCTACTTGAGCACGACCAGCAGTAGTTTGCATTAAAGCGTTTCCTACGTCAACCACTACTCTATTAATTGATTTAATATCATCTGATTTAAATTCTCTCATTTCTGTAGAGTTGTTTAGTCCAGATATAGCTGCAATTCTAGGAACGTTAGCAAAATCTTTTAATAAATTAAGAAGACCTGTACCTACGCTTTCTAAAAGCATAATATAAGATTGTTGAAGACCTGACACAAATTGTAAAGCTTGAGATTGTACTAATGCTAGTGCATTTCCTGATCTTAAAGATTGTTCTGGATTACCACGAGCAACTGAATTTACACCCGAAAGTGTTTCCATAGTTTTTTCTATGATAGATATAAGTTGATATACTTCTGGAGATGTTTTTACTAAATCTAAAGGTTCTGGCTTTCCCATACCTTGTTCATATTCTATAAAGTTCATTCCTTCTGATACTTGTTCTACTGATACTCCATTACCTCTTGGGTTTAGAATATTAATAACACCAAATGCATTAACATTTGTAGCTGCTGTAGAATAAAGACTATTTAACATGTCCTGTAAAGGGAGTAGGTCAAACATGTCTGAATATCCGTATGGAGTTCCCATTATCTCACTAGGAGTGATCCTGTGTACAGGTAAGTCTCTATAAGGCATTACTGTATCTTCCATTATAGCTTCTGAATCAACATATAAAACATATCTACCTTCTGGCATTGATTCTGTTCTTTTATGAAAAAACTCATATACTGGAATGTCTTCAGTTTGTTCTATAGGACTAGATAACACTCTTCTAGCTCTTTTTTCTTGCTTATCTTTGGTAGCTTGTCCTAAGATTTCTTCTTCTAGTTCTGGATATTTTGATGCTAAATCGAATTTGTTAATGAAAGTCCTACAAAGAACCCAATCATTCTTCATATAATCTTCTTTAGTTACATCAAATACAACATCAAATGGTGAAAGTAGTGAAAATTCAACATCACCTTCTCTAATAGGAAAAGGTTTTAATACTCTACCTTTCTCATTTACAGGTTCTCCATCTTCATTGTAGTCTGATATCTCATTTTCATCAATATCAACATAATCATAAACTTTACCTTTGTTACTGTTCCATTCTAATTTAATGTATCCTGATCCCAGAACGATGGCGTACTCAACGGCTTTTTTTATGACTATTTCTAACTTCATTTCACGCATATAATAATCTAGAAGTCCATTTCCTAAATCAGCTTGTAGTAATGATTTTCTATCTGTATTGATAGCTCTACACTGAAAGCTCGGTCTTGTGCTTGTTACCATTACGTGTATATGTCTAGCTAGGTTTCTGTAGTGATTTACTGCTAAATTAACAAGTTCTCCTTGTTCTCCACCAGTTGAAAGAAAATGTCCTTTGTCGTAATATTGACCATAATAAGCTTTCCAAGATCTTTTTATCTTATCGATATACTCAGTATCCATAACACCTTTAAACCAGTGTTGAGATTTTCCTATTAAAGTATCTACACATTTTTCTGCGTTATCTGCAGCAAAGTATTTTTCCATTATAATATTCCTTTTACTTTATTAACATTTTATATAATATAGTTGTTAAATTTTATACACTTATTATTTTTTTTTCTTAAGTTGTAACACTTTACTAATAAAATCAGCAGCTTGTGTTGTTTTTTTATTTGAGAACTTAGGACTCATAAAGGTATTTTTGTTGATATTAAGACCAAATCCAAAAGGAAAAGGATTCTTAGACCTTTGTATATTTCTTATTAAATAATACAATGCAGGTATACCATCAACATGTCCTCCTTTTATTAACTTATCAGGAGTATCTGGTAATCTTTTAAAATCAGTTCTTTTGTCATTCCACTGACCATATTCTAAATGATATATCAAATGGGAACATCTTTCGTGAATCTTTACTTTTCCAGTTCCTACCCACATTCTCATTTCATTAATCTGACCTTCTTTATTATCTTTTTTTGTAGATATAAAGCTTATACCATGTAAGTGATTCAAATCTTGCTGCATACCTAGATTTATATCCATAACTCTTAGATAAGCTTTGTGCTGTTCTTTTGTTCTTGGATCATAAAATCTTATTTTTTCTTTAACTGTAATTTCATCAGCTAACTTTTTAGTTGTCATTGTAGGACCGTTCATTACTAACTCATCCATTATTACTAAACAACTTTCTTTAAAATCATAGTAAGTAAATATAGCTAAAGTTAAATCTTTATGTCCAATATCCATTCCAACATAAAAATCTCTATGTTCTGGAAGTTCTGGAGCAGTTTCATCATTAAATACTACAACGTCTTTATTTGATGAGAATTCTGGACATATTGTTGTTTCTTCATCTACAAATACTTCACACATATATTCTCTTCTAAAGTCAGGATCATCTTTTCCTCTAGGATATTCCTGAATGATCTCTTTAATTATTTCTGGTGTAAAGTTAGGGTTTTGATAAATATCATATATTTTACATCTACCAGATGCTCTGTATGGATTCATAAACTTTTGTACAAATTCATGTTGAGGATCTCTTGATGGGGTAGATGCTAATATCATCCTACCTCTTGTTGTTCGTATTGTAGGAGATAAGATAGATGTGATAGTATACGATAAATCGTTAACAAATCCTGCTTCATCGATCAGAACAAGCTCAGCCCTAGTACCTCTTAAAGATTCTGCTGAAAGATCAGACCCCCCTAAGTGTATCTCTGATCCATTATAAAATTTAAATATTTTATCTTGAGTACTATAGTCAGGAACTAGTCTCTGTGGACATGTCTCTGTTATTTCACGCATAAGAGGTTGTATAATAGTCTTTGCATCTTTTTGTTTAGGAAGTAAGAATTTCACTATAGAGTTTGGGGCTTTAAGACATTGTTCGAGTGCTAATGTAACAAGCATGAAAGTCTTACCGAGTCGTCTACTACAAACTACTACACTTGTCCTAGTACTGTCATTCATGATATTCTTTTTCATGTCTTTTTGTACATCAGTTAAAAGCCAAGTCAATTCTCCCATTTCCCATAGCTTTTCGATAGCTTCTTCTTTAGATAATTTAGTCTTCTTTCTAACCACTACTTATCTCCTTGAACTATTTTTAACAATTCAGCCTTAGTAGTCTTCTTTTTTGTTGGTTTAGAAATATCTGCATGACCTCTTATCATACGAAGGTTTTTATGTAGTATGTCATAATTAACTATATCATTTTTATCAGATACTTTTGATCTGACAGCTTCTAGTATCTGCTCTATCCCAAGTATACATATCTCTTCTTCTGGCGATATTCTTCTTTTTTCACCAATCTCTTCACCAAGACCATTTTCATGAATAATATCCCTAAGATCTTTATTATCTTCTTTAAGTTTATCAACTTGTTTTTTTAGGGCCTTTAGTTCTAGTTCAGCTTCTAGCTTTAATAAATCATCCATTAGAAATAGAACTTGTTTTCTTCACGTTTTTTATTAATATCATTAATAGTCAATTTACCATAACCTTCGTTAATTTTGACTAGTTCTTTTTGAATTCTAATAATTTCGTCATTGAATACTTTTGAGTAATTAGGTTGTTCTTTGTGCATTAGATAGTATCTATATCCACATAAACCAGAAACTGACAATACTATAATAGATTGTGCAATATTAGGCGAATTGTAATAGAAAAATGGGACCAGTGCTAATAATAGCACGAATGGAATTGCTTCAGTTAGTTTATTCAAGAATGTCTCCTTTATAAAGAGAATTAAACAATCCATTATGGGTATGTTATTATCTCTTGTTGTTTGGTTTTGCTTTTCTTTTTAGTGCTTCTCTAATTCTAGAGAACCTCTCCTTTTTTTGAGTTTTTGTTTGTGATCCATCTTGGATCTTTTTTAGTATTGGGTTTATAGCGTTTACGTCTAATGCCGACATTATCTTAACTTCATTCCGCTAAGTATTTTTCTTTTTAATAAATTTCTTTCTGCTTCTTTTTCTCTATCTTCTAAAGATGTATCAGCTTCTGCCATATCCATAATAGCTTCTTTATCATCCAACATTGCTAACATATCAGCATCTCCTGCTTGATTAGCTAAAGTTTCTTTTACTCTGTCATCTCTATTATTTCTCAGTCCTTCGTAGTATTTCTTGTCTGCTGCTAACTTATCCATCTTAGCTGGAGAATTTGCATAATCTTTTCTAGCTTGCATTTCACCCATCATGACATTTTCATCTTCAGAAGATTGTCCAGTTGGAGATGCTTCTGCTAACTGTGAAAATAATGCTAAGGGTCCACCTAATGCTAACCCTGCTGCTTTACCAGCTCCCATTTTTCCTACTTTAGATCCTAGTTTACCAAGTAGACTCTTTAAACCTTGTTTCTTGTTTATAGGAGTTTTTTTAGATAATGCTTGATTATCCATAGCATTTTTCATACTACCTAAATCAAATTCTTTTACCTTATTACCAACATCACTAATTAACTCTGGAGATCTTTTTAAATCACTACCTCTACTGATAGCTTTATCCATGAGTTCTTTACCTCTCATGCTTTTATCCATTGCTACTTTCTTTTGAAAATCATCACCTGATATAGATTTACCAAGAGTCTTCTCAAGGTCTTTAATTCTATCAGCTTCAACATTCTTTGAAATATCATCAACATCTATATTATTCATAGAATCCATGATAGCTGTTGCATCTGGATCTAATTGTCTAAGCTTAGGTTCTGTTGAACCCATTCTTTTTAATAGTTTACTAAAATCATTATCATCCATTATCCCTCCAGATATATAAAGATGTACAATATATAGTTGTTAAATTTATGCGTTTTGTTTACAGAATAATCTTGTATTTGAATAATTTTAAGTAGTTGCGTTTTTGAATAGCTTTCCACTACCCTTATATACATAAAGATAATTGAAAAACCATTAATCTTATCTTAAGTTACCGATTAAAGGCGATAGGTTATTAACCCCAATATATCCTTGTAGTGTAGGCCTTCCGCTGGACTCTTCTGAGTGTCGAGTATCCAGTAAGCGACTTTCCTCACGCTTCCCTTCGGTCTTAACCTATTTCACGGTCCTAGACTACAATTAGTATTAATTATACAGAAATATAATAATATGTCAAATTAAATTAATTGTTTGACAAGAAGAAATAATACTGTTAATATTTATTATGGGCAAAAGAGACGGTAAGAAAATTATAGAAACTATGGGCTACGTTATAGTAGCTCAGGTTCCTATGATTATGACATTTGAAGAAGATAAAGCTGCTTTCATAATAGAACATCTTGGTAACTCTATTGAAAGAGCTTATGATGTTATAGATATGTTTGGAGATAGAGGTGGAGATTTTGATCCCTTTGGAGATGAGGGGTGATAAACTTTATCTTATATTACAATTTAACATTCTTTCAAATGTATGCTAATGTGGGAGTATAATTAAGGGTGACGGATATCAAAAACTCCCAGATTTTTAATGTTGATAACATACGCAAAGTGACAGATGTCCGTAACCTTAACTCTGTAGACCTAACAATCACTTTAATATGGTATCCCGGCTATTCTATATTTAGAGAACAATACTCGACAGGAAATTATGAATTGATAGGAAATATACTAAGAGATTTAGCAATTTCTTATGAAACTATGTCATTATGGCTACTTAGAGGTACATATGAGAGGTATCTATCCTCAATATTAGATGAAGACTACGCAGATATGATGTTAGATAATACTATTTACGATAAACACTTTACTATATTACGAGGATGTAAGTTATCATATAAACTATTTTATAAAGACATTTTATATGTGTATAAAGACGGTAGAGTGTTAGTTTCTAATAGTTTAGAAGCAAAAAAAGCATTTAGAGACATAAGGGGTATAAAATGAAAGCAATAAAGGAGCTAATGTTAATATGCGATATAGAATCTGACGAAAACAAAGTAGGTTGGAGAAAACGTAGAGATGCTATGCAAGATTGGGTAGACAAGTATATTCAAACAGTTAATACTCAACAAAGTGTATTAAATCCTAAGGTTTTTGACTCTGATTTTATGGATTTTATAAAAGAATCTTTAGCAAAAAACTTAGCAGAAGAGTTGACAACTACAACTAAATATGAGATAACTGATAATAACATAAAGGCTAAGTTAGTGGTATTAAATGGAAATAAATAATAATAGATATTCAGTAAGAAGAGCAGAAGACTCAGAAGGTCTAGTAGTATCTATTCCAAAAGGTGAAATTATGATAGATTTTTTAGATTTTGAAGAAACAAAAAGAGGAGTGGTGTATAAAGACGCTTCTGGGTATGGAGTACCAATAACTGCTATTATAATTAACTCAGAAGAAGGGTCTTTTTCAATACAAGCTGTCAAAAAAACAAAATTAGCGAATAAATTGTTGAAAATATTAGCAGAAACTGATAATTATTACTTGGTGAGAGTATGAGTGAATACTTTACTTCATATTCAACAATAGAAAATGGAGTGACAATTAACGTTTTAGAGATACATCCGGTATATAACGATTATATAAGTTTTATTTTGTATGATGATGTTTTTAACTATATACAGAGAGCAGCAGATTATGAAGCATCTCATTTTTTTAATTGGATGAAACTTGATGAGGTGTATATACATCCTGAATGTAAGAATAGGCTGGAACATATACAATTAGCAAGAGTTAAAGGTGTCAAATTAATAATAAAAATATAAGGAAATTATGAAAATCATGTTACAACTTATTAGAATTGCTATATATACCTTTATTATTTACAAATTGGTACAATCATGTTAGAACTTATTAAAGTAATAATACTTGCATGTCAAGTTACAAGTGCAAGAGAACATGTTAACTATGATATAGTGTATAAAAGGCAAATTCAATGTCAAAAAAGACTGTTAGGATGTACGAAAGGCTCAAGCTTTAAGTTATTTGAGTGCTTAAAGGAGAGAAAATGAAAAAATATAGAATTATAGAAGAAGCATCTAATGGTTATGTAAGGTTTTACATAGAAGAACGATATAAAAAATTTTTTATATTCACGAAATACAAAAGAGTAGGGTGGTCATGTGACACTGAACAAGGTGTAAGGTCGGAATTAGAGAGATTATTAGCATATGATGTTCTTGAAAAAAGAAAAGAAGAAGAAAGGAAATCTCATCCTAAATATAAAAAAGTAATAAAGATATAAAAAGGATGTAAAATGATTTGTAAATATTGTAAGAAAAGTCACGGAAAGGAGTTAAAATGGCTCTATAAAGGTGGAGTTACTTATGTAAATGATCCAGTGTTACAGACCTGTATAGTCCTTAGAAGGATGAATAGCACTACTGCAGGAGATTATTTGCGCAACATATTTAAAAAGATCATGAAGGGGTAATAATGATAACTGTCCGAAATAGCATTATAGCAGTATCTATTCTTTCTATAGGGTGTATTATCCTATCAGAGCTAGGAGAAAATTTTTATTTTGTTATTTTACAAATATTATTATATACTATAATTGCACATTTAATTATAAAGGAAAATTAAGATGTTTGATCCAATAATTTTAGGTAAAGGTGGCAGTATGTTTTTAGTTATAAGAGGTAATTATCATGAATTTTATGATACAAAAAAAGAAGCTGTAAAAGCTATAGAGGATTATTCTACTCATAGTATGAGCAGCTTTGTATATAGATTGTTTGAAATAAGTAAAGAACACGAGTTCAACATTATAGATGTTGAAGAAAAACGAGAGGTTACAGAGACTGTAAGTAAAGTAGAGTTTACTGATGTTTGATATAATGATTAAGATATTACCAAATAACCGCTTAATAGTCCGAGATACTCGATTTGACACGTCCGTGAACATCAGAGCTAACCAACTATCAGAGTATATAGAAAGTATCTTAGACGTTCAATTTGACGCTCAGAAGGAATGGGACGACAAAGTAGAAGATCTTAGTAAAAATGATGTAAATAGATTTAATATTAATTCCGGGGAGGATTAGAATGAGTACTTATATAGATCCTGATTATATTCAGAAGATGTTAAAGCGTGTATTTGAGGACTTTGGCTTTGAAGTGACTCATTGCGACAGAATGTGTATGAACGATTCTATAGAAATAATGACAGGCTTTGAAGTTCCTATGTTTAAAATGAGAATGGGGCAAGATGAAATGCATAAAGAGCTTCAGGATTTCTACGATAAATTCAAGAACAGTAGATATTCCAAGGATTTAGAGGCTACATATAAGAAAGAAGCTGATATGTTAAGGGAAGAGTTGGAAGAGCTTAAGGAACAAAATAACAAGCTGTTAGAGGCTTTGAGTGATGGTATGGAAGTATTAGATATCGAGGTTAAACCAAAAGGGGAAGAATGAAAATATATGGAATTATAATTTTATTAGTATTAAATGTAGTGGGATGGTATAATTACTATAAAGAAGCAAACGATAAACATTCGGTAAGTGTAAATGATTTTTATTATATTGCAGACAAAGACAAGTGTGTAAGAACGTGTGGAGTAATATTTTTTGATTATAGTGCAGTAAGATACACTGAAGGAAAACCATTTAACACTGTATCATGTGAATGTAAGAGAACATCTGGAGCAGCAACATATTTTAAACACTTAGAGCTTATAGAAGAATAATGTGTATTAAACCAAAATAGGTCCAGTGTGTGTTCTCAGCATAGAATGACCAATATCACTCGCTTAGAACCACATACCCCCCCTATGCCTAAATGAAATATGTTTATAAAGAATATACGCACCTATGAATATACGCACCTACTAAATAGATATTGTTTGTCAACTTAATTAATCTTAAGTATGTATCTATTACATGGTAAGGAATATACGCATCTATGTTGCCAACTATCTGTGGCTATCATGTGACCCAACAGCATCAGGAATATACGCACCTGCCAACTATATGTGGCTTACACAATGGTGGCTAGAATACATTTAAAATTATTATATGATACTAGGCAAGGGTAAAATCTAAATGGATTACAGACTAGGCTGAGAGTCTTAGAACATTGTCAAGAAAAAAATACAGAAATATACAGAAAAGAAAAAGCTTGACTAAACAAATTCTATTGGTGTCAACTAAAGTTTCCTTAAGAAAATAATATTACATGACTTAACAAATGTTAAGGACACAATCAATGTCATGTGCTATAATAAATATAGAGATTAACGCAACGCAATAAAGGGATAACATGAAAAACATTATTATGATTCAAAGTCCAATTAAATTCGAAAAGGGTTCAGCTTTTGAGGTTAAAGCCTCTTTAGTGATTAAAGTAAATGATACTTATAAGACTATTTACGGACTGGGCGATACTAAAGGAGACGCAAGTCTATGGTTGATGGATAATTTAACGGAGCTTCACAAGTCTTTACAAACTGAAAACTTTTACACTGGAGTATGGTAACATGAAACACTTAGTAACTACTATCACAAGAAATAGCCCTAAACAACTTTTATTGGCTTTAAAGTATGACTTATATACTAAAACAAGTCCTCTTTATACTATAGAGTTTAAGACTTCTAAGAACGTTAGAAACAATATGCCTATTTATACGGCTGTAATAAGGTTAAAATGAAACAAGATAAAGGATCAAAATGAAACAATTAGTAGTAAACAATCAAGGACTTAAGACAGAGAAAAGAAAACTTAAGCAAAGTGAAGAAAGTATCAAGTGGAAGGCAAATTTGCCCTACTTAGACCAAAACAGAGAGGAAAAAAGCTTTGTTGGTTACGGAGTTACTGAAAAGGAGGCAATTAGTTCAGCATATGGAAATGCTTTATATGAGCAAAGAAGATTATATAATTTTTATGTTACGTCGTCACAAATTGATAACCATACGTTGAAATTTGATAATTCTAGTATCAGTTAAAAACAAGTTAATACATTATTTAAAGTCTCACTTCCGAGCGTTCTAAATTGTCCCATACAAAAATGCCTCATATCTGAGGCGTTCTTTTTTATACACAAATTGGTTAGGATTTTGGCATAACTCTCTTTTACTAGTATAAGGTCACTAGCCGAAAGTCATGCTAAATAGATTATGTTTACTTTTTCTATTTGGCTTTTGCTGTTAAGCAATTTATCCAAGATCTTAAAGCGTTCCGCTCAAGTCTTTTGAAGGTCGTTTCTTGAGTACACAGCTTTTAAACTTCATGTGCCTAGTCGAAAAATCATGTTGCCAATCAGAATCATTTTTTAACGGTCTCTAAAATCTCTTAAATATAGTTGTTAAATTTATCTTACGTATGTTTTCCGTAACATATAATTATTTTCATTTTTTGTCTTATATCAATCATTTACATTTAAAATGTATCTGTTTAAATTGTCGAGGCTCAAACAGATACAATTAAAAATGATGCAGTAGCGTTTGCATCTAGTCCAATATTAGCTACTAAATAAATTATAGCACGATAAGAGTATGAAAGCAAGGAATATTTTAAGTAAAGTGTAAATTTTACAATGAGTAAAAAATATACAAAAAGATAAGGAATATACGCACTTGCCATAGATAGTTGGCAGTCCAGATTGCTCCAGAATAGCTTTAAAAGTTTTATGAGTAGTAAGTCATGGATAACATTTAAACAGATTTTAGACTATGTGCAGAGTCGATTAAGGTTATAAATAAAAGTTAGTTACACAGGAATATACGCAACTAAAGAAGATTTAAGTTGACAGCGGAAAAGTTACGGATGTCAAGGAAAAAATAAAAAGAATATAAGTGATAATAAGTATTGACACGCTGTGTTATAACTGATATAATATATGTAGGAACTTAACGAGGAGTTAAAAAAATGAATAAAGCACAAAAACTGCATAAAATAGCTAAAGAGGTAAAAGCATTTAAAACAGAGGACATTGAAAATAACAAAAAAGCGGTGGATTATTTTACTAAGGATTTAGAAAAGGTTGCTCGAAGTGGTAAATTCTCAAAACGTACAACTTGTCTAGTTAAAAAAGATGGATTATCAAACTCAAAATATCATTATCAAACAGAAAATGATGGCGGTGGTTTTGAAATAACTAATATTAATCATGTTATAAGAGATATAAAAGCAATGGGATTTAAAGTTGATTTTTTATTACAAGGTGGGTATTGCCCCTTGGTAATATCATGGTAGTATGTTATAATTAATTAAGAACTAAACAAGGAGTTAAACAATGAAAAAATCACAATTTAAAAAATTCTATACAAGGTTGAGAATGATTCGCAATTCTAAAATGGTTGGAACTCATGGTAGTTATAGCGACTTAGTGAAGGAATTTAATGTCACTATGTGTTTTATCCGTAATTTGAATGATATGAGTAAAAAGTCACCTAGATTAGTGTACGGAAAATATACGGAAAAATATCAAGTAAATGCTGAGTATGAAGCAAACGCAAATAGTTACTATGAAAAAATGATAGGAGCATAAAAAAGTCCTTGACACAATTAACGCAGTATGTTATAATTAATTAAGAACTAAACAAGGAGTTAAACAATGAGTGACGTAACAAGAAAAATGATTAACTTATTAGATAAAGTAGTATCTATTGAACGTGTAACCACTAATCACTATCATGCAAATTTAGATAATGGCTTCACGATAGACTTTAAACTAGTAATTAAAAATTATCGTGTTGAGCTTGATCTTCTAATGAACAATAGAAATTTTTACACTGGCAATGCACTTACGGAAGATACTATTAAAGTATTTGAAAACGTGAGAAATTTACACTATCAATTGACTTGTAAAAAGCAAGATGAAACAATGAATAAAAATTCTAATTTATGGAGCGAACTATGAAAGTAAAAGAAAAAAAGAAATTAGAACAATTAGCAAGTGACTTGAATAAATTAATTATAAAGTATCATGGTTTTGTTGAGGTTGAAGAGGCAAGGGATGATCTATGCAATATTAGATGGATTTTAGAAAATAGATCAAGGGAAGCCTCTTATGACCCTATAACTAAAAAATTATCTTATGAGGATTAAGATAGGTAAAAATTACACAGGTAGTCAAATAATTGTTGATATATATTGAAAATGTGATATAATATATGTAGGAACTAAACAAGTCGATGGACTGACACAAAAAAAGGAATTAAAAATGAGCGCTAAAGGATATTGTTTACAAGGAAAAAAAAGACAAGGCATAATTACAATTTTTACGGATGATAACGGTTTAAAAACTGTAGATTATAGAGGAACAGACGTAGTTGAGGAAATTGGATATAACAGAGTGAGATTGAACACAAACGGATGGAAAACGGTGACAAGTAAAGTTGTAATGAATAGATACTTTTCTCAAAAAAACTTAGACGTTAGGGTTTTTCAAAAAGATTTTACTTGGTATGTTATTCAAGGAAATAATACTTTTGAGTATGTTGATGGTAAAGTCATAGAATTGTAAAAAATATAATAAGGGTTGATTTATATAAAAAAATATGTAATAATTAAAAGGAGGTGATCTTTTTATCTTACTAACAGTGGAGGAAAACTTATGCAAGATTTAGCTTTAATAATATGTATAGGTTTTCTTATGGCTTGGTATAAACTTTTTAAAATGATGAGGTAACATGAAAATTTGGCATGATCAAAAATTAGAAAAAGGTACTCGTGTAGAGTATTTTAAAACTAACAAAATTTATGTAGTAACAAAATGTGTATATGAAGGGACTTTCGATAACAGAGAGCATTATACTCTAACTGTAAAGCTTGAGAAAAAAGACAAGAAAGAAACATTACAATGATATTGACAATCGTAACAAGTGTTTTTTTTAGTGTTGTAATTACTTTATTGATAGTATATCTATTTTATAGACAGATAGTTAAAAAAAATAATAAAGCTAAAATAGAAGCTGAAAAAGAATATGTAAAAATAATGGAACAATTATACTCAGAAATTAATGAAAATGATTCAAGTAATGACATTCTAAGTACATTAGAAAAAGGGAAGTTACTACAATAAATTTTTAATGATTGTAAAAATTACATAGTTTAAGTTAATTCTTAAGCTATGTTATAAAAGTCATTGACACAATACATTAAAAATGTTATAATATATGTAGGAACTAAACGAGGAGAAAAAAATGAGTTGGAACGATAAAGCGTATGACAATTGGAAATTATCAAGTCCACCAGAATGGGAGAATGAAATTGAGGTATTTAAAGCCGAGAATTATCAAGCTTATAGTACTTGTGAAGATGATATTCAAAAGTTTGAAGATGCTATGGAGTCGGTGCAATATCATGTGATTCAACCCGAGTATGATTCAAGAGAAGAATACCTTGAAGAGTGTGAAGATAATTTTGCAGGTGATTTTGACATGTATAGCGACGAGTACAGAGCTATAGAAGCCTTTCAAGAAAATGAGTATGGTTTATATTTAGATGCAGTAGAAAACGGTTATAAAGGTAAATTTAAGAGGAGATTTTAATATGCAATATTTATGTCAAAATGGAGAGGATTACGACGAGTGTAAAGAGACCGTAGAAATTAAAGGTAGCGTTTGCAATTATTGTGCCGAAAAAGCTTATGACTTATACTTAGAAGATTTTTACGGTGGATCAAGTCCAATTACTTTAGATGAACAAATGGTAGAAGCGAGAAAATTAAAATGAGTGATGAAAGAAAAATAGTTATAAAGTGTACTGAATGTCATGTAATTATAGGTTTTGGTTTAGATCATTGTCCTCACTGTGGTAATGATGAAGATTATATGATTGAAGAAATTGTAAAATAAAGCTTGACACGATTAACGCAGTATGTTATAATAATTATAGGAGGTAAACATGGAAAAAGAAATTGAGAAATTAGAAGAGAGTATTAAATCAATGCAAGAAATGTATGATAATGATACTTATACAGGCAAAAGGTCAGATTTATTATGCGATATTACTATGAAAACAATTAGATTAAAAAAATTAAAAGGAGAGTAAAATGGAACAATTAGAAGAGTTACAAAAAAGATCGGCGGAATTAAATAAGTATTTGAAGCATTTAATCGAGGATAAGTCTGACTTAAACGCTACAGAATGGGATAATATGTATCAGTTAACTTTTAAAGAAGAGGCGCATATTGCGTGGAGAATTAGAACGATTAAATATTTAAACAAGGTGAATTTTCAATGATAGAAAGATTTATTATAGTAATGTCAGGTGTAGTAATTACAGGATTATTAATGGGTATAGTTACGCTTTTTATTAATGATAAGATATTAAAAAGAAGAAAAAGGAAAAAAAATGATAGGTAAACAAGTTCAAGTATATTTTAACTTACATAAAAAATGCTATAGCGTTAGAGATAAAAAGACTCGACTCGTAATAGCTCATGTAAACAAAATTAGTTTAGGAGATGTTAGCTTCAAAGTTAGCGAAAAAGGTAGACAGCGAGTTTTAGAAGAGCAAAGAAAAAATGTTCATGCTATTGTTGAAGGTACAATTTTGAGCTATGACGCATTTAAAAGAGATATGAAAGGAGTTACTTACAACCCTTATATGTATTCAACTTTTATAACAAGAGCTGATAAACAGCCTATAACAAGCTCTAATGAGGTTTACATGCTTGTTACTAATGAAAAGAGAGCTAGAATATTTGCTATGTAAAAATTACACAGTATTAGATAAGAGTAAAAAAGTTATTGACACGACGCATAAAGTTTGATATACTTAATAAGAGGAAACAAACTAACAGAAGGAATCAAATGAGAAATCTATTAACAACGCAAAACAGTAAGACAAGTAAGGGTGAATCAAAAGGTTATCTGACAGGAATTTTATACCTTGCACCATCGACAAGCGTGGAAGGAATAAATACTTGTAAATTTGCATCAAAAGGTTGTAAAGAAGCTTGTTTGTATACAGCAGGACGTGGAAAATTTAGTAATGTAAAAAATGCAAGAATTAGCAAAACAGAATTATTTAGAGATGATAGAAATTATTTTATGCAATCACTTAAATGGTCAATCGAAAAAGTTTTAAGGAAAGCAAAAAGAGAAGAGTTGACTCCAGTGATTCGTTTAAACGGTACTTCAGATATTGAATGGCATAACATTTTAATCGATGGTAAGAATATATTTGATCATTTTTCAGATGTTCAATTCTATGACTACACTAAGAATCACTTAAGGTTTAAAGATAACCTTCCTAAAAACTATCACTTAACTTTTTCTATGTCGGAAAATAAAGCTAATAATATTCATGCAATTAACATTTTAGGAGAGAAGAAAGCCAATGTTGCAGTTGTATTTAAAGAGTTGCCTGAAACTTATAGGGGTTTTAAAGTTGTAAATGGAGACCTAACAGACTTAAGATTTTTAGACGAGAAAAATGTTATTGTTGGATTATTAGCAAAAGGAGATGCAAAAAAAGATTTGTCAGGCTTTGTGAAATAAAAATATTGACAAAATTAAAATATTATATAACAATTATAGGAGATAAAAAATGACAAGTAATCAGATTAAAAAATTAGTAAAAGGTAGAATTTTTTCAGTGATATTCACAAAGAAAAATGGAGATGATAGAAAAATGTTATGTAGATTAGACGTTAAAAAGCATTTAAAGGGAGGCGAAAAAAAGTATGATACGGAGGCTTTAAACTATCTAACAGTATACAGTCTTGATTCTAAGGGTTATAGGACTATAAATTTGAATACTCTTAAGCAAATTAGAGCAAACGGAAAGGTTATACAATTATGAAATATGGAATTTTTATAGATGCTACAGGTAAAGGAGACTTTAAAAAATCTGAAAAGTTCCCTGTATTTCTTGACAAAAAAGTTGCAGAATTATATTTAGATAGGTATGTAAATATTACAGGTATTAAAGAGTATGTAGTTTTAAAGCTTGACTCGAAGTAACAAAACTGATATAATAATTATAGGAGGTAAACATGGAAAAAATAGAATACAATAGAGATATAGCAGACTTAAATATAGAAAATGCAATGTTGAGAGAGGAGCAGAGATTATGACTAAGAGAGAATTTCAAAGAAGAGTTTCTAAATTAAAAGGTGAAAGGGGATATGTGTGCTTAAATCTTAGAAGAGAGTTTAGTGAATATGGTTTTGATGATAAAAAGAACAAGGTTTGTATAGCTTATAAAAAGATCATGGGAGGACGAGAAAGTTATGGTACAGGTCTT